TCGGCATACTTTTCTGCATCACGACTTGTCAAGGCACGATTGTATGCTTCCAGGTATTTCTTGTAGTGGCGCTGACGAATTTTACGTAATTGTATATTTAAGAATTCTAATACTGCTTCGATTTCCTGTAGTTGGTTAAATCTGTGTTCAGTTTCGCCGGGCAAGTTGCTGAGTTCTTTTTCAACCTTGCCTCGTATTTTAATGTCAGACTTGGCTGTGGCCAACTCGCCTTCGTAGTAGGCAATAAAGTTAGGAAGTTCGCCTAAGTCGGCTACAATTTTATTATAGTACATCTTTAACTTTTAATCCAATTTAAAAATGATTGAGGGTATATGTTTAAATCTAAATCCGATCTTCTTGCTACAAATTCTTGTAAAAAAATTCCAATATTTTTACGATCCTCTTCAGTAGGATCATTTTGCATCGATTCCATGATTTGTTTTTTAAAGTCCGTTGACAAACCGGAAATACTTTGAATTATACTTTCCTTACTTGTTTTGTCTAGCACATAAGGTGCCATCATTCTAGGCTGATAGGCAAAGGTCAAATTCATGTCTTTGGGTTTAAAATAATCTACAAAATTGGCAAAGTCAAAAATGGTAAGATTGGTTACTGTGGCATGAAATTTAAAATTAATACCGGTCTCTTTTAATATTTCTACCTTGCGAACAAAATCTGGCCATTTCACACCGTACCTGTTGAATTCTAAAAATTTTTCAGTTGCTTCGGCGCTGATAAGCAACAGTAAATTTGGAATAGTTTTTAATTCCTCTATAAACCTTACAAATCGTGGCATGGCAACTCCCAATCCGGTATAAATTTCAACCACAGTATCTGCGGCAAAATCTATACTTTTTAGCATGTTGACCAGACTATTATCCAACAAGGGTTCACCGCCGGTAACTGTTAATTTTTTTAGGCCTGGTGCAGACAATTTAATTTCATTAAATAAAGTTTGGTAATGAGCAGTTGTTTTTAATGTCGATTGACTAATTTTTAACAGGGCGCGATCTTTGACATTGGCCTTGTACCGATCATCTGTATTCACAGTATTATAGTCGCCATTGTTGACCACATCTCTACGCCAGGCACTACTGAATTCCTTGCAACAATAGGTGCAGGTTAAATTACAATCACCATTGATTGTCAGATCAATAATTTCTGGCCGAGTGATTGGCTCCGTGTGCGTTTGCTCAACACCACCTTGATACAGTCGCGGACTAACTGCACCTGCATCCTCGGCTACCCAACAATTCTGTTCGCAACTGGTATTACGCTCGTTGCGTAACATCATGCCACGTTCAGCCACATTGACATCTGTGTTAAATAACTGCCCAGGATTTTTATCCAACCATGCAAAGTCAACTGGATGCGGAGCCGCGGCATGACAATTATATGTGGTCTTAGATTCAAGATCTATTTTTAGATACTTGAATTTCATTGAACAATAGTAGTTACGAGTATTGTTTACCAATCGCCGTCTTCTTCCTCTTCTTCCTCTTCGTCATCGGAATATTCCTTGAGAGCACGTTTAAGAGTGGCATCCGTAGTTCCAAATTCTTTGAGTTCCTGGTCTCCCAACATATCGACCATCACACTCATCAAATTATCTGCACACTCTTGGCGATCTTTTTGTGGGACATACTGTTTCATAATTGTGTATAGTTCGCTTAATACTTCTACATCAATGGTCATTCTGCTGTTTCCTCTTTTTTGATTTTACCTTTAATTGTGGTTTCTACTATGTCATCTACTTCGGCTTCGAGTTCTTCAACATCGGCTGGCTTCTGGTGTGGGTTAGCAACAAAATCCGCCATGGCTCGATCCAAGCAGGCGTCTTCATTGCGTTCCCATGCTTTACGGAATTTCTTGATAATTTCGCCTGTAGCTAGTGTATATACCAGGCTGTTGCCTTCTTTCTTAAGCAGGTCTTTGCCTTCGAACAGGTCAACCAAGCCCGAGTAAGGGTTCATACCTTCTTCATATGGAATTTTAACCTGCACTGATTCAAACGGTTTGGCATAGCGTGTTTTCATAATTTTACAAGCAGCACGAATACCTTTTACTTCTGAAATCTTGTTGCCATCTTCGTCTTCTTTTAGTTTTAACTTGCGCATAGCAACTACAATACTACTCGCATAGATAAAACCCTGTCCTCCTGATATTTTGTCGTCCGGATCAAACATATCTTGACTAGCGTATGTGTGTGCGGTGGTTACTAGGCCAATATTTAAGCTACCAAACATGTTTACGCAATTACGTACCAGGGCGGCAAGTGCCTTGGGCTTACGGCCCATGTCACCTTTCATGTCGCCTGCTTCGAATTGATTTACATCCGTTGGGGTAAGTAGCATACCTAACGAATCTACTACAAACAAGACTTTGGGTCTTTCTAATTCTGGTAGGGTTTTGTATTCTTTAACAAACTCTGAGATCATCTTGCCCACATCGTCAATCATGGCCATGTTGAGTTTGAGTAGTTTGTCTTCACTTGTGTCTACATTTAATGCGTGTAACCACTTTTCGTCTAGTGCGTTTTCTGAGTCAACCAGGATGACATAGATGCCTTGCTTTTGTGCATTGGCAACCAAGTTGCCTGAACAGATAAACGATTTACCTGCGCCGGATTCGCCAGCAAACACAGTAACTTTACCTAGCGGAACACCTTTGTTAAAGTCGCCGGAGATGAGATAATTTAAGGCATAGTTGTTGGTTGAAATCCAGTCTGTTGGATCTGTAAATCCAACGCTAATGCCGTCAATGCTTTTGGTAATGCTTTTACGAAATTTTGATACGTCAAATGGTTTAGCCATGATAGTTTTTCCTTGAGTTAATTCCTATTGTTATATTAACATGTTTTTTGAAAAACGTCAATAGGAACGTTTCTCTTAATAAGATCCATAAAATCTTCTCGATTTTCAGCTTTTGGTGCGCAAAATCCACATACACAGATATCTTTGACACATTGAATTACCGGCATGTTTTTTGTGTCCAATTGGGTGCGCAAGGTATCAATGATGGCCTGGCTATTGCTGAGATTTCCCAGGGGTTCAACTCGACCTGTGGTACTGGTTTGGCAATCTTTATTGGTATAAACATCGCCGGTAAGCTGTCGAACAAAAAGAAAAAACCAATTTACACTACAGGACCAGCCTTTGAATCCTTGTTTGGGCACAAAACTTACACTGGATTTCAAGTCGCCATTTAAACTCAATTGTCGACCACCGCAACACGGACGTCCTTCATTGATACTTTGTACCTGCGTGGCATTACCAACTTGGCTCATTGATTGTTGATATTCTTCCTTTTTCATTGGTACGACTTTTTCTATCCAATGTGTTTTCAATTGACTATACTGTTGATTGGTGTAGGCCCATTTGGATTCTAAATTTTCAATCGGTTTGGCAACATATCTCATATTGTGTGTTTTACAAAATTCAATAACCGACTCACTGTCTTTAAATAGTTCAGGGTCGTTGTGCATCATGACCGCACATTTGAATCTTCTATCGTGTTGTTTAAGATATAGAGCATTGTCTAGGTACTGCTGACGTTGCTTGGGTAAATTTTCTGCGTGATAGCTGAGAGTAAATTCATCTATCAGAGGAACAATACGGGCCCATTGATTTGCACCTACCACAGCATTGGTAGTACAGGTAACAGTCAGGTGCCAACGATCCTGATATTGATCATGTTTTGTTCTGCAGGCTTCCAGTATTTCCACAATGTTTGGGTGAAACAGGCTTTCTCCACCGTACACATTTAGTACCACTTTACGTTGACTAGGTTTTTTATGTTGCATGTACAGGTCAACATATTCATACATAAAATCAATAGACTGCAGGCACTCTGTCACAGGAGGATGTCGAGTAGAATTATCATGTCCGGTTTCATTGCAGTACGAGCAGTCCAAATTACAGAGTCGGGTAACTTCCCAGTCCAGCAGGAAAACCGGTACATTGGTAGGGTCCAGGGCAAACGCAATTGAATTAACAGTATCCATACAACTCCGTAAATATTTGCCTGCTGTCCAGGCCTCTGCGTTGATCTATTATCTGTATTTGCGCCAGCGATCCAGCCAAATCTTTGGCCAATGGTTGATCAAGATATGTCAACATGTTACGATAGCTATCCTCAAGAAGATAACCTGGGTGGTCGGCAATACGTTGAGTTAGTTCTACACGTACCTGTTCTAATAGAGATTCTGGTAAATGTCTAATATTTAAAAATTCTGGTTTTTCCATTGGACCAATAATAAAACTGTTGTTGTGGAATCCCAGGCTTTTTAAGTAGTCTACACAGGCAAACACCGACATGGGATTTAATAAAAAATGCAACATGTTAAAACTGATCTTGTGGTCTAAATTTTTAACTGTGGTCAAATTATCTAAAAAATCCTGCCACCGGCCACCATAGCGTATGTATTCAAATTCCTCTTCAATTGAGTCAATGCTCACAATCCAGTGTACATTTTTGAATTCGCACACACGATCAAATACCTGTGTATCAACTTTACTTAGATTGGTATTGATACGCAGGTTGATGTCGGGATTGACTGTTTTTAATATTGACAGTAACTCCAAATTTTCTTTCATCAACAAGGGTTCGCCACCGGCCAGATATACGTGTTTTAATGTGCTGGCATTTTTTGTAACATACCATTTCATTGATTCAACCTGTGCCTGTGTCGGTTGCGACTGTTGTATTTTTAATTCATCTGCCCAGCGACTGCTGTAGTCGGGATTACAATACACGCAGGCAAAATTACACAGATTGGTCCAACGTATGTCAACCGTTTGCAGGCCAGGGCGCCCAACTGCATCGTATACAGCAGGATCATTTTCTTTGAGTTCGCGTATGTAAAATACACGATCACTCACAATGTCAAAACTGCGTTTGTTCTTTTCTAAGTTGTAGCAGGTCTGACAGCTGGCAACCGGTTCGTGGCGTTGAATGCTAATTTGCCTGTTGCGATTTTCAACTCCACCTAAGATTTCTTCAATGGTATTATTCTGTAGATTGCCAATGGGATCACTGCTACGTATACAATTTTTAACTGTGCCGTCAAAGTTATACATGAATCCAACCCAAGGCATGGGACAGAATGTAGGATTGGTTAGTATGTCTTTTGGTGTCATCTAAGTGATATATCCGGTATAGACAGGCCATTGGCTTCGGCCAAGTTAAACAAACCAACCAGTGTGCGAGCCCAGACTTCAGGGTTGGCCCCGTCTGCAGACTGTGTTGCTACCTGCCCTGGACGTACCAGTGTGATTCTTGGTTGTAAATTTTTATAACGCAATTGATGTACCGCTTGTTCTAAAGCGGCCTTTTGTAATCTGTATTCGTCCATGCCGTCCATTTGGCACACAGGATCCTGTGCCATAATAGTACTGATGACCACGATGTGTTTGTCTTGGTCAGCCCAACGGCGATGTATTTCAAACAGCAATTCAGTCTGTGCAAATCCGGCCTGTGCATTGTTGATAAACATGTCGCAGGGTTCAATCAAATCAGCTGTCTTGGGAATATTGCGAATGTTGTTGCCTTCGCGTTTACTTATGCCAACAATTTCATTTCCCCAATAGGCTTCGGCCAAGGCAGCACCAATGCCAGCGGTATGTCCAGTGATGGCTATTTTCATACAATTCCTCTAAGTTCTTTTTGTTGTTGTATATATGCATCTATAGAGGCTTGATCTTTATTATTAACATCCAATACCGCAGGCTCTTTTAGGTAGGCATATCCATGGTCAATGTCATGTTGCTGTGCAAATGCCTGTATGTTGGGTAGATCCGCAACATTTAATATGCTAACGGTAGTCCATAGATTCAACTTGACTGGCATTGACTTGTAGGTCATTAGGGTTTGATAAAAAGTTTCCCACCGAATAGGCCAGCGCATGAATTCAAATTTCTCTCCAATGCCATCACAGCTCACGGTTACCGTAACTTCAATTCCACGTTCAGCAATCTCTGTTAATTCTTCTAGCACCAGGTTGCCGTTTGTGTTGAGTCTCAAGGTACGTAGGTTGGGTGGTAAATTGGCCAATATGCGTCGATAGTTTTTGCTGTAACTGGGTTCGCCACCATTGATATCCAAGTGTCTGATACGGTCCTGTGGTAAAGCCCAGAATCTATTACTATTGTCCACAATAGGAAATGTACGGCCGGATAATGCGCCAATACGAGTACTGCACTCAGGTCCGCAGGTTTGACAAGCAGCATTACAGATGTTGTCCAATACTCCGCCTACCTGTAGGTAATCGGCCTGTGTTTCCACTGCGTCTAACGCCATGGCATGTATTCGTATACTACTGGGTGTTTCTGCTTCTATTTCCGCACAGCGTTGACATTCCGGAGGCCATTGATCTTGTGCAAATTGATTTTGTATATGAGCTAACCATGCACTGGATTCCATTGCCGCAAGGCTGTCAAATTGCGGAGGGTCAACCATGTGACCACATCGGCTTACCGAGCCGTTGGGATTAAAACGAACAAAATGATCTAGTCTAGGACATTGCATACGTCTTGGGCTCTTAAAATTATTTCATTTTGTAAATCAGGATATTTGATTTTAATGTGTGCCAAGATCATTGACATTTTTACCGACTGCCCTAAAAAATCTTCTACTAGTATTTTGTCTAGTTGCAAGTAATACCAAAGTTTTAAGTTGGGTTGAAAATAGTCTATCAGGTGTTGGTCTCTGGCAACGGCATTCCACACCACATCGGTTGCTGACTCCAACTCATCAAGCGGGCGAATATGTATCCATGCATCACAAAAACGTCGAAGATTTATTAACCAATGAAATTGCAAGGTAAAGTGCCGATCTAAAAATAGATATTGACTGATCATGCGTAATACGGTTTCTCTATCCAATTCAGGGTGAAATCTCAGGTATGTTTGTACTCCGCTGACGTAGCGTTCAAAAGGATCACGCACAAAAACTTCCACTTGGGTAAGGTCTATGATCTCGCCCTTGGACAAGTGCCTGTATTGTTTGGCTTCTAGGCTTTGAGTACCGTTTTTGAATATGGGATAGACGTAACGATTCGGAGATACTTCAAGTACCTCTATATCGTCTGGAAAGAGGATAGGATCTAAATAGCCTAACATAGGAAATGGAGGGGACCGTCTCCCCTCCTGACACAAGCATTAAGACTTTTGACGGTTTCTGATCATTGCTAAAATATCTTCAGCACGTTGTGAAGATGGTTTAGCTTCAGCGGCTGGAGCTGATACAGGAGCTGTGGTAGCTGGAGTATCATCATCTTCCACTGGTTCTGCTACTACTGCTGGAGCAACAGGTGCGGCTTCTGCATCGGCCTTGGGAGCAGCATTAGGAGTATCTAAACCGTATGGTTTGTAATAGGCACCCCACTTGTCAGCATCGTATGGTTGACCGTCAACTGACGCTTCAAACATTTCTTTGATTACTTTCAAGTCTGCTTCAGTTGGCTTCTTAGGCAAGAAGTCACTCAAGTTAAACAGGCCATGCTCGTCGATAGCGGCTTGTTCTTCTGCTGTCAATGCAGATTCTTTGCGTGACCACTTTGAGGTTGAGTAGTCTGCATAGCCACCTTTTGATGTTTTGACAATCTGGAAATCCAAGCCACGTTGGAAATCAGTTGGCAATTCTTCCATTTCTGGATCCATCAAGGCCGCTTTGATGATGTTAAAAATCTGTGGGCTAATTGTAAAGCGACGGATTGGGTTGGCAGGAACCTTGTCGTCACTCAAGGCGTTTTCGCGAACAAAGCCTTGGAATACATATGACTTCTTCTTCCAATACTTACGACCCATTTCTTCTAAACTTGGATCTTTGAACCATGGACGAACTTCTGCCAATACTGGGCAGGCTTCGCCGTACATTTCCATACATGGAACTTGTACTACTACTGGTTTTGAATCTGCTTGGCCTTTGACGCCAGCAAATGGTAAACGGATCATTGCACGTTCAGCCCAAAAGAAGCTGTTCTTTGTATTACCGTCTGGGAGGAATCGGAGTCTTGCTGTGGAACCTTCTGCAATGTTCCAGTGTGGATAGATAGCGTTGTCGCCACCTGATTGTGAATTACTGCTACCGCGATTTTCTGTTGCTTGTAACTTTGCACGAATTTCTGCTAATGTTGTTGCCATGATGTTTTTCCTTTATAAGATGGTCTTAGTGTACTACATGCCTAGATATATTCTAGCACCCTGCTAGTATATAACAAATATATTTAGCTTGTCAAGCTATTTTTAATTATTTTTTCAAACCGGCTAAACTTCGAATAAAGTCCAGACTATCAGCTTCCTCAAATGCCATATTATTAACATTTGGATGGCTCGGCTGGCTACCATATTCGTGGCCTACGTCTTGTTGTGGACTATTTGATGCTGTCCAATTGGTCTGGGCATCTCTACCGTTGTTATTACCAATGTTGATTTGATCTAATACTTCGGGCATATTTGCCTGTAACCATTCTTTGATACGTGGTGTAGCATCAAAGTCTTGGCCGTGATCCATGCTGTCGTGATACAGTTGATCGTTTAATTCATCATCGCCAATAATAGGTTCCAGTTTGGAAATGGCATCCATACCTTCTAGTCCAACCGGCACAGGAGATTTGAGTAGTTCTTGTAGTGCGCGAACCTTGTCTGCATTGTCTGGACGAGCCCAGGTAGATTCGTACACATCGTCGGCCCATTCTTCTAATTCGCTATAGGCATCTTTTAATGTATTGCGTTGTTGTTTGTATGCACGATACACGTATGGCAAGGCATCATTGAAACGATCATCATAGACTTTTTTAACAAAGCGTTCGCGCAAGGCATCAACATCAACTTGATCTTCAACAGCAGGTGCTGGTGTCCAGCACTCAAAATAACTACGGTATCCACGTGCTCCACGCATCAACCGTAATGCACGTTTAACTTCATCGTAGTGATGCACAGCTGAACGTGTCATGTCTGCTGTTTCCTGATCTTCAAATTGACGATTTTTTGTTGAGCGAACAAAATGGCGCATAGCAGCCATTTCTTTTACCAATTCATTGATATGGTCAGCGCGGTCATCATTCATGTCACCACCATTGTTTAGGTGCTGACACATGGCACGAGCAGCGTGTAAGTTTGTGTGTGGCAATAGGAAACGTTCACCACGGCTGGTTTCAATAAAGATTTCACGTATACGACGAGCACGATCACCACGCTTGTCGTCACTGACTAAGCCGTCGTGTTTGATTAATAGTCGGCACTCGCCCAGGTCAGCATAGCTGTTACGAGTAGTGCCGTACAAACGACTTTCTGTCACGGTAATTTCATCTTGTGTGGCAACATCATCCACATGAGCCTGTTGTTTAACGTCTTTAAGATCCAAATTGGATTTGTTGATATCACGTGTGTCAAATGTCAATAGGTTGCGTTTTGCAAATTTTCTTAGATTGCGTAGGAATTCATACCACTCTTGGCGTTGTTCGCGATCCATTTCACTGGAGATTTTTTGGCCGTAATATACTTTTAAACTGGTTTCGTCGATGAGACTTAGTGTCACAGTACCGTGTTCAGCACCGTCGCTTGAAGTATAGGTAAAGTTAAAAAAACGTGCCTGTTCGGGGTCATCTTCAGCCTTGGCTTTTTCGTCGCCCAGCGTTACGTTAGCAAAACGCGAGCGTATTTTATCAAATAATGCAGTAGCAATGGATTCAATTTCTTTAGACATAAAACTATTTATCAGATCATTATAAACGGCATAGGCTCTATAAATTCAGAACTGTCACGCAATTCAGCATCTAGCTCGGCATCAAAGCTCTGTAACATCTGCATCATACGTAGAGCTAGTATTGTACTCATTACCAAATCGTCATGCTCGCCTATCTTGGCAGCATAGCTTTGGCCCGAGGCTACAAATGTTTTTAATTCGCTGATCAAGGCCTTGCTGGCAATGTTCATTTTGCGTGTTTCTATTAGACTCTTCAATTTGGCACAAGCAGCCAATTTGGTTTTATTTGTAGTGTTGAATCCTTTACGATAACGTCGTACATTACCAGTACGTGCCGGTTCGCTTAAAAATACGCCACGTATGTTTTCTTCGCCTATTTCGTTGATTGCTACCAGAGCAGCCTCGCCCAAGGTATTGTTTTCCACGGAGTAGTAAACATTATTTTGTGTTCCAATGGTCTCAGTGATGTAGCTACAAATTTCTTGCATGATACGAACCTGACGTTGCACAGGTGTTTTGTTATCCCGCCATTCAGCCACTTGTTTAAGTCCAGGTATTTCATATACCTGTATGGCCGCAGGGTCACCACCGGTGCCTAGGCTTGGATCCAAGGCAATCATGTAGGTACAATTTTTTTCTGGACGTTTGTACCACCGAACCTGGCCTTGTTTTTCAATTGGGTCAATGCCGGCCATTTCAGTCAAGAACAAGGGATTGATAAGTGTTTCGTCAAACACAATAAATTCACATTCCATCTCGCGACGGAAACGTTCTTCGCCCAGCTGTGCTCGCATCTGTGCGGCCCAGGCTTCATCACGATCTGGATGCTCTTCCCACTTGCTACGATAGGCCTTAAAGCCATTGATACCCAGGGGAGTTTCATTGCCGTGTTCGTCAAAGCACTTGTTGGCACCACGCCAGATCTGCGCAAACTGATCTTCGTCTGAATTGGGTGTTGAGGTAATGATACATTTACCACCAGTGGCCAAGGTAGGAGTAATAGAAGTCCAGAACTCCGATGCAATGGTTGGTCTAACGAACGCAAACTCATCGCAATATAGTAGTGACAATGACATACCACGACCGGTGTTTTCTGTTGTTGTTTGACTTACTATGCGACTACCGTTTTCAAAGTCCAGGCTACCTTTGTTGTAACTGGTCACCCCGGCTCGTATATAGTCTGGGCAGTTCTCGTAGGCATAACGAACACGTTGCATGATCTCTTGTGCGCCTAGATATTTGTGTGCGGCCACAAGAATAGTACTATCGGGAACAAACATGGCATACCATAGCAAGTAGCCCGCGGCCGAAGTCGATTTGCCCGTTTGTCTAGGCATCAAGCTGATTGAGAATCTATAATTGTGATATGTATCTATCAAACGTTCTTGATAGTCAAACGGATGGTATTGTATAGCACCTTTGGTTGGGTGCTGAATAAAGAAATAGTTATCCATGAAGTGTTGCGGTCCAGACACCGGATCAGCACAGCGAGCCAACTCCTGTATCTGTTGCTCCGTATAACTCATTTTCTTATACGGTGCTTTGATAATTGCAGTTTCTAATTCTTTAGCCATATGGTAACAATCTTTTGTATAAGTATATTTAATGTCAGACACATTACTCTTAAATTCTAATTACGAGCCAATTAGCGTTTTACCCCTAAGCGTTATCAATTGGCAACATGCTATCAAACTCATGTACCTGGGACGTGTACACGTCATTGAAACCTATCCCAATTGGATAGTACACAGTGAACGCTTGGCAATAAATGTTCCCAGTGTGTGCGTGACTCGAGACTATTTTCACTACAAAAAAGCTGTCAAGTTTAGTCGCTATAATCTGTACATGCGAGATCTGTTTAAATGTCAGTATTGTGATGATGTGTTTGACTACGATGAGCTGACTATTGATCACGTTATACCCAGAATGGCTGGCGGTAAAACCAATTGGGAAAATTGTGTAACTGCTTGCAAGGCCTGTAATCATGCCAAGGGCAGTCATACAAATATCAAACCAAGAATCAAACCCTATAGGCCCGACTATTATAGTCTAGTAAATCAGTGGAAGAAAATAAACTTTACTGTACGACAGGCTTCGTGGAATCAATACTTGGGATTAGACAAACAGGTTGCTTAGTGATGTCCAGGCAGTTGCGGACGATTTTCTGGACGTAGCTCAGGATGTTTGTCAAGATACTCTTTGATTTTATCTTCCAGGTGACCAGCACCTTCGCCTAGGCCGCGTACAGGTTCAAAATTAATCATAAACCACAACCAGTCTCCTGGCCGGGCATCATATTTTTCTAATAGTTCGTTTCGATAAGCAGCAGTATCGGTAACATTACTGCCGACAGGACTTGGGCTATAACTATCACCCGAGTTGGGAATGTTATTGGCTGGGTCATATACTCCGCCCAATCCAGCTGGGCCCTGACCTTCGCCTTCGACTAATCCGGTAATACCGGCTAACTTTTTAATTTCTGCTAGGTCTTGAGCATTCATTACAGCATCCGTATCACCGGTTTCACCTTGAAGTACAAAGTTGTCGCTGGTGATACGATATTGTTTCATTAGTTGACTTTTTTAATACTTTCGTATTCGGCAGCCAAACGTGCTTCCAATGACAAGGCATCTTCTTTGATACCATTTTTAATTGGCATCTTACGAGCAGGTTCAGTCATACCATTGTCGCCTGCAGGGTGCGGAGGATACTGACGTTTTTCGCCTGAATCGCCTTCACCCGGGTTCATGGTACTACCCTTCATTGAAAAATATTTTTTCTTAGGCTGATTAACTGGTTTGTCAACAGGTTCCTCTACAGGAGCGTCGGCTTCCTTGACAGGATACTCTTTGCCATCAACACTAAATGAGTCTTTGTGTTGTGCGCGAGCTTTGGCCAGCTCACCTGAAAATTCATTGCCTTCGAATTCAGCTTCGGGATCTTCGTCAAGATTACTGATATCTGTGTATTCCTTGCCATCCAACTCAAACTTGTCGCCTTTGGCTGTGTTTTTCAACTTGCCAGTAAAGGCATTACCTTCGTCGGCCATTTTTAAACCAGCCAGCTTGGCCAACTCATTTAATTCAGCTTCCATTGCATCTTCTTCGTAGTAATCACGTCCCTTGCCTTTTAACAAAGCAGCTTTGCCAGGAATTTGGTTAGCAGGTAGGCTTGAGCCAACTGGATGTGGGTTTGCTGGATTACCACCTTTTACATGTTCCCAAGGACTTTTACTTGGTTGCTGTGCTGGCACTTGCTGGCCTGGAAATGGTAATACGTTCTCTTCCATTTGCTTTTTAGCATGTGCATATACTTCCATCATGTCACGCAGACGATCACTGCAGATGCCTGTTTTCTTGAAATGCAACATGTCTTCTTGCATACAAGCAATCATTTCTTCCAAGGTCATGTGCTGTTCGTCCATCATACGTTTGAAGTTTACACTTTCGGCAACATGTTGTGGAAGACCTTTGTGCTTGGTAGCAGCATAGTCGTGAGTAGCTTTGGGTTTCATTGTACGAGCAACTTTCTTTAATTCAGGACTTGCACCTTTGATCTTTTCGCCTTTTTGTATAGCGTGTGCCATACCCATGAAACGTTGTTGTGCTTGACTAACTGCTTTCTCATCAACTTTCTTTGCTTTAGGCTTGTGCTTGAGATGTTCTGTGTCTTTGACACGACCAAATGGATCATGACCTACTGCATTCTTACTGGAGAATGGTAACTTGGCGTCTGATTTCTCGCTGTCGCTTTTGGCAGGACGACCTTTGCCTTTTTTAGGAGCATCGGCATCGCGACGTGGATTTTTTGTAGTGGCCTTGCGTGGACGACCTTTGCCACCTTTGCTCTTAGGAGCATCACCATCATCTTTTTCTAAGTCATCACTTGGATAACCTGGATAATCTGTTTTGGTATGACGAGTAACGCCATCCTTGCGTGTGGTTTCGCCTTCGGTCATGTCATGATCGCACGAGCATTTACTTTCCCACATGCCACATTCGTTACACTTGCTTTCGTTGTAGTGATCATGTTGGTCGCGAATCTTGTCCAACTCTTCTTCGCTGGCGCCTTCGCGACCAGCCTTGGCCAGTGCTTGCATACCTTTTTTGCCATACTTTTCGTAACCTTTGGCAGCACGGCTCATGTCTTCGTTAGTATGGTCACAACCACATTCGCTTTCATACATGCCACATTCCATGCAGGTTTCTTCACCAACAACACCCATACTGCCCATGCCACCATCCAATGTTTCACCCATCTTATGAC